CAGCACAAATGCGATTCAGCTGTGATCCAGCAGGTCCGACAAAAGGTTCCTGCTTTAATATCTCTACATCACTTGGTGCTTCTCCGACCATAGCAATGGATGCAGTTGTGATGTTATCAGATGGAGGACATTCTATCAGCAATGGATCAAAAGAACTTTCTTTAGTCGTGGCTGATGAGGATGAACTTATTTTAGGAATTATCATAAGAACTCCGTTATGTTTTATAAGCGATCAGTTTTGAGCTCACCAGGATTAGGAGCTTTGATTTCCATCTTGCAGTCCAGGCAATAAAATGACTTCACCCGGATGCGGTTTGCATTCATCAGGCCGATGGCAAACTCATAGAAAGGTTCTGCCTTGTAGCCATTGGGATGAGATACTCTGGCTACAACATATTCCAGTGGAACAATGTTTCGATGTGTGCAACATAAGCGCTTTGGTGGGTCTTTAGATTGCTGCATGATTTGTCCAGGTTTGTATTGATCAGACATAATGATGGTCCTTAATCAAACTCAAGAGTTTGTAATATTTTTATTCCAGATAATTTTAAAATTTCTCCGGGAGTAAAGTTAGTATTAATAATACATTCGCTAACAGATTCTTTGTTCTGGAAAAAAGTTATTTTAACTGAAGCTGTTTTAAATTCAAACACCATGCTATCACAAACAATTTCCTTATCATTCTCTTTACTTGTCTTAAATGATTTAAGACCATGATATAATAGTTTTCTTTTAAAACTTTCAGTTGGATTAAACATGGTTATAATCCTTCAACATCAGGCGTGATTCCCAAGTAGTTCTGTACTCGAGAATAAAACTGCGGAATGTATTTTGCAGATTTATCACATCCAATCGGCATCATACCAGCCTTTGCGGCTGAAATTAAGCTGTTTCCACTACCTGCAAAAAGACTGAGAAAGATCGTGCCTGGCTGACAAAGTGCTTTCAGGAAATGATCATAAAGATCCATAGGCTTTTCCCAACGATGAATCCTTTGGCTGGCAGGAACAGTTGGCACAGCTACAGCTGACGGTAAGCTGGCAGTATTAAAGGTTGCATCACCTTTACGGAATAGTAAATACATTTCCCAATTACTTATCATTTTGCGTTTTGGAATGTGAGAGCTGCCACCTGTTTTTGTCCACACACCAGGTTCCTGTGTAACAAAGCCAGCTTTAGCAGCGAGTTCGTTGATCCGAAGAAAGTGTTCCTTGCCCGTCCAGCACAATATCCAAGCAGATGCTGTGAGTTTCTGATAAAGAATGGGCAGATAATCACAGTAAAATTCATACAAATCTTTTTCTGTCCAGTCATCAGATGATCGCAGCTTATTGGTTTCTTCGCCATAGTTTTTGTCATAACCAATCGCGTATGGCGGATCGAGTTCAATCATCCCTACAGATGCATCCGGAATCTTTTGGATAAACTTCTTGTAGTTTTCGCTGACATAAATCACACGCATGTTCAGAGGAGCAGCGTCTTCCTTTTCAGATTCAACTGCCTCAAGCTGTTCTGTGACTTCAGCGGCTTTTTGTTTTACATTTTCTTTTACATGCTTTGGAACAGTATTTTTTATCGGTAGCTCAATGATTCCAGCTTGGAGTTTTTGCAAGTTTTCTTGTTCAACATCAGATAAGCTGTTCATCCTTTGGAGTGCCTGAGCCTGATTGCCATATGCTTTATAGACTTCTCTGGCACGAGCCTTAGAGGTTTGGTCTCGCAGTTCTGGAAATACTTTCATAGCTTCGGCCAGCGCCAGATCAGTTGAGAGGCCACCCAGGCTACAGCGAAGCTTTTTGGCAGTATCACGATAACCCCATTCTTTACCTTCTTCCTTGGCTTTACCAGACCAGAAGGTATGAAGTTTATACTTAAGGTCAATGTCCTCATGCCAAGTAAAATCTTTTCTGTGTAGGTTTTCCAGAAGCTCTATCATCAACTGGTCGTCAGGCTGAACTCCATCTACTACACGAACATCTACTCTTTTTCGCTTGAGATGTTTCATTGCCAGCAGTCGGCGCTCGCCAGCGATTAGAATGTTTTGCGAATTAATAAGGATCGGATTGAGTTGGCCGACAGCCTTGATGTTATCAGCTAATGAGTTTATGTCACCAGCATCTTGTCTGGCACGATTTATGATGATGATTTCATCTGGATGGCGCGTTTCGATTTGGAGAATCTTTGTCATTGGTAGGTCCTTTCAGTTGTATGTGTTTTAAAGTTCTTTTATCAGCGCTGCAATTTGTTCTGGAGATAGTTGCTTTAGTGCATTGATGGCTGCTTTCGATGGATCTTTCATCATGCGCTTGCCTTTTTTGGTTCCGGTTCGTTTGGAGATGTTCTTTATTGCAGACTTAGTAACTCTGGTAGATTTTAACTGAGCAGCGGTCAGCGCGGATGAGCGGATTGCACGGATTTTTTCAACCATAAGAAGCTGGTCTGAATAAGACATCTGAAGAAAGTCTTTACAGTAAACACGATCCATGAGTTGAGGCATTTTTTATCTCCTATGATATTGCCACATAACAGCATTACAAAGAGCATGAACTGCTCCTTCAGTTAAATCTGTTTCATGGTTGTGTTGAAGATGAATAGGAAAATCTTGAAAGTTTTCTGGAAAAAGAGACCAGTCAATTTCTTTTTCTCTTATATGTTTTGCCGGAGGTTTAGTTAACTTCTCTTTACACCAAAAACATAATCCGTTTTGTTCTTTAATGTATTGCATACGAACTTCACGGCGCTGTAAAGGAGTTAGTTTGCTATACTTGATTGGGAGAGGATATGTGTTTGGCATAACTTAATCCTTTTTGTTATCATCTTGTTTAATTCTTTCCAACTCTCGCTGAGCAAACCAGATTATTTTATTCAGCTCTCGTTCATATGTAACAGCTGAGTGACGACCAACATTGAAGCAGAAGGCAACTTTAAAAATATTGCCCTGGCTGAAGTTCATTGACCTGGATTCAATAATATCTTGACAGTCTGTCCATCCAGGTTGAAATTTATAATAGTCAGTGCTGCCACCATTGTTGTGTGTAGTATCTTTTGAAAGACTAAAATTAAATCTTTCAAGCCAGGCATCTGAGGTTTGTTTATTAGGTTGCCAAAAAGGCCGAGATGGATTTTGCAAACAGGTATCCATATCTCTACTTGGTAAAGGACATACATTGCCTGTTGTTGGCCGATCGCAGTTATGGCAATCTCGTTTCAGGCTTGGCTTTGTGCAGTTATGCTCTTGATTCATAAGTCACCTTTATTACTTCTTTACATTAGGCAGCACCAGATCAGCATTACCATACATATAATCCATGACTTCTCCAAATCTGCCTTCATCAATCATTTGTTTGAGTGAAGTAAATATGCTGCGAAACAGATTTGTTTGCTGGCCCTGGTGGAAGTGGTTCTTTACATAGTCATAAAGATCTCGATCTACACGGGCAGTAACTTTGCTTTCCGGATCGGGAGTAGTTTTTTGTTCCATGATTTAGTCTCCATCTTTTATAAGTTTATTAAATTGGTTCTCGGTTATCTGCGGAAGATTGTATCTTTCCGCCTTGGCTATTTTTGTCCGGCCAGGTTCTTCTCCAACAATCAGGTAGTTTGTTTCTCGAGTTACGCCAGCTGAAAATTCATAGTTAAGTTCAGACATTTGTTCGATAAAAGCATCTCGTGAAACAGAAAGAGTGCCGGTAACACAAAATATGGCTTTGGCTGGGCTTGGTAGTGTGGCAAACTTGAAGCCAAGCATCTCGTTTTGGGCTTGATTAAACAAGCTGACTGCTTGAATAAAGTTGTTCTTTGCAGCTTCTGATACGTGAATGTTAAGCTTGCCGGACTTAAGAAACTGGCAAAGTCGTAAAGATGTTTTGTAAGCCAATCCAGTTAAACCCAAACCAGCGATAAAGTGGGCCATAGTTTTGGTTCCAGATACTTGCTGGACTTGCTCAAAAATATTACCAAAAATCTTAGGCCCAACTGCATTACTGACTTCAGAAAGAATATCGTAGCAAAGCATATCGAGTAATGCCCAGGGCCGGTCTCGAAGAACTTCATAACATTTTGGACGCAAGATAATTTTTTCAATTGTAGCTTCTCCGATGCCGTCAATCTTAATTCCTTTGTTAGAATAGAAGTATGCCATAGAGACTATGAGTTTTGCCATACAGTTGTCTGCCTTGCAAACTAAGTGAACACCTTGCCAGGTTAGGACTGAACGACAGATCGGGCAGTACTTAGGTACACTGAAATTGGATGTTTCCTGCCCGTTTTGGTAATTAGCTGAATTTCCATTAGTTATTCTTAATATCTCATTTATATTATTTTTATTCATGTATTTTCTCCAATTTTACCCAATACCAATATTTATTCTTTTTAATCCCAGCAATTGTATTTGGATGTACCTTATATAAGCGAGCTAATTTTGATGCAAGACCATAAGAAGGACGATATTTTAACATCCATTTAATTACTTTAACTGCTTCTGGATTTAATTTTTGTCTTTTTGTAGGATCTCTTTTTATCCTATCTTCAGCATTATCTGCCTGAGTTCCTAAAATTAAATGTTTTGGATTCACACAATGCTTAATATCACAGGTGTGACGAACAATTTTATCATGTGGAATAGGTCCATTAAAAAGCATATAAGATAATCTATGTGCTTGATAAATTTTAGTAGCTATTTGTATACTTCCATATCCGTGAGATTTTCCAGCTTTCCAAAACCAGCAGGTTTTTGTTTTCTCTACATTGGAAAAAAATTTAGCTTTAGTTGAATTAAAATAAGCACAAGTTCTTATATCAAAAGACATCTAATCACCTTTTAATTATTTATTTATAACTTTTAAAACCTTGGGAATAATTTCACCAGCTTTTCCAATTAATAATATTGAGCCTATTCTAATTTGATTATCTATAATCCATCGAGCATTGTTTCCAGTTACTCTACTGTTAGTAGTACCACATAAATCAATTGGTTCATAGATAATTGTAGGTATTACTCGGCCTAATCTTGATACGTTCCATTCAATATTGATTACTTTGGTTAACTTGGTTTGAATCGGGGGCTTCCAAGCTATGGACCAGGCATTCCTTGGGCCGTCTTGACCAATGATCAAACGAGCTTTTTCATCTGCAACTTTAATCATTAATCCGTCAATGGGATAAACTTCTTTCCATTGCGTGTGTAGGTGGAGAAGAAGTTCATTTAATTTGTCCAGGTCTCCGTCATAGTCGTAGAACTCTTGTACTGGACCGAAGTTGTGAGGGACTGCTACCATTTCGCCCGGCGGGGCTGTTTTACGTGTTGGATTAGTCCAGCCACTCACTACATTCCTGGGATTCTTTCCATAGGAAGGATTCCAATACTTCCATGGAATCAAGATTTCTACTGCTTGAAAATGGCGAGCCTCAAACGGGCAGTGAATATACGGAAGAAGATGAGTTATGTCTGCGCCTCGTATGCCATCACCTTCCAGTGCGAGTTGCCAGCCAGATGAAGTAAGTTCCAAGACAGCAGCGCAGCCATCGTACTTTGGTTCAATAACAAGCTGGCGAGAACCATGACGCATTAAGAAAGGCTTGAGGTCTTCTGTATTGAATGCTTTGGATGTACCATACACTGGATAGCGATGAGTAATTGCTCCAGCTACAATGGATGTGTTTCGTGCTGTATGGTAAAGGAGTGGATTATCTGGTTCGAGTTTATAAAGCTCTTGCCAAAGCAGATCATATTCTGCATCTGTCATGAAAGGAATGCCTGCTGAGTAGGCAGTATTCGCTTCTTGAATTTTCTTAATTAATTCATCTTTGTTCATGATTTGTCATCCTTTACTGTTCGCGGCCAGTTCTCCAGCAGAATTTTGCCAGTAGTTATCATGGCCTGAATGTTTGCTTGTTCACGAGATGTTAAGCCAGCGCTGAACTTAGCCAGCATAGCTTGATATCCGGTGGTGTAACAACTAATGAGGCGTTTATTCCAGTTGCGAATCTGCGCTACTGTGCGTGGCTTACAGCTCTTGCGGTTCTTTTTCATCGTATTATCCCAAAATCTTTTTTCTTAATTTTAGCCATACGTCCATCAGAGTGATGAAAGACCAGACCTTCGTACTCATGTAAAGAGAAGAAAGTTTTCAGTTCTTTGTATGTGATTTTAAAGTGGTCTACAAGAAAACTGGTATGGTCTATCAATGTGTGGGTTTGCATCTTTTCTGGATTACCAAAGATTTTTGGTCCGCAAAGCTCGTATGTACCATCAGGAAGGTTTAGGTTAAATGCCTCAGCGTAGTATTGGTCCTGTGGGTTTTCAAAGTCTACAAGAATCCAACCAAATTGTTTGCCTGATTGCTGATCTGTGGTACAAAGAATGAAGGACGTTGGAATGATTTGGTCTTTCTTAATCACGGCACGCTTATAATATTCGCCATTCAGAATCAGCGCTGACATGCCTTGCCATTTGCGATAAATCTTAAAGTTAGATTGATCTTCATCGAATACCCAGGCACAAGATGGATTTACTTCGTCCAGTACTTGGTAGGTATGACTGAAATCACGTTTGAATATGGTGGGAATTTTTTGCATGAGTAAACCTCAATAGGATGAAAGAAGTTCTTGAATGGAATATACTATTGGAATGTTGTTCTTTTTACAGAATTCTATTTCACCATGAACTCCAGTGGAATCTTCAACTCCGGAGATAACCAGCATGACGTTTGATACAGCCAGCCATGCAATAGAATAATCGTAAAACTGTTTAACTGTAAATTGCCCGTCCGGGTTTTGAATAATAAAATCTGCATCATACCATGGGCAGAATGGAGCGAAACCGAGCGCAAAGAGTTCAGCACATACTTTGCGGCCATGACCAATGTTTCGGAGCACATCGAGTACGTTATCTGCTGAATATTTACCGGCTACATAGACTCGGAGCATTTCTTTAGATTCCTTTTTATTAAAGATCATTTGTTCATCTTTAGCTACGTTGATTGTAAACTGCATGCCTTTTGTTAAGAGTTCTGACATAACTAATCTACAATCATCCAGTCTTCTGCCAGCATATCGGTCTGTGATGCCAGCCAGGGTACAACGCTTTTGGGTGCATCCAGGTTGTCGGTCTGAAGCATAGTTGTGTCGATAGCAATATGTTGTTGCATACTCACGTCGCACATCTCACCATCGAAACCGACTCTTTTCAAACCAACGGCACTGTCCACAATAAAAATATAGATTGCTTTTCCGTTCCATCCTTTTCGGCAAACTTTGTGCCCTCGTTTCATAGCCTCGATTGCTAAACCAAACGTCATGCCGGATACCGGCCGGTACGCCCGGTCAAAAACATCTGCCGGAGACCAGGAAATATATCCTTTGTGGTCCGGATGGTTGCTCTCCCCTCCATCAAGATATTCAACCAGGTAACCCGCCTTGGCAGGATCTTCTTCTTGCGGAATATCCCACCCCCGGTAATCATTGTATTCCTGCAGGGTCATTGGTTTGGCTTTGATCTCTTTTACACCAAGATATCTTTCCATTTTATTCTCCTTTGTGTGTTGGTGGGGTGGGATTGGATACCCACATCTTCGACATTACAAAATCTTGGAATTAGTTCTGATAAATGCCGGGGCTTTAATTAAGCTACCCACCGACTGGTTAGTGGTTCACAAAGTTGTGTTCACTTTATGAACGGCCATTCTGAATTACAGAATCTGTGCAATCTCATTCCTGGACGGGCCGACCTTGACTGGTTTGCCGTCATCATCTGTGTCCATACCATCGTTATAAGTTAGCATTGCTGTAAATTCGAGTCCAGTTAAGTCTGACTCGTCAGTCTCTTGCTCTGGATCAAGTCCTAATGAGCGCAAAAAGTCCTTCACCATACGCCACATCATGTTGTTCTTTTCTTCATCATCTTTCTGGTAATCTTTGAAGTTACCATACCACAGGGTGTGAAAGACAGTCTCAGCGTTGTCTTCGCCATCGATCTCGCAGATCAACATGCATCCATACCGGCCAGTTTTGTTGGACTTGGTCTCTTTGACCTTGGTAATTCTGAGGTCATACTCACCTGCTTCTACAGGTGCGCGATCGGGGATTTCACTTAAACTTGGAATTAATGCCATGATAATACTCCTTTAAAAAGGTGTTATGTTTTGTAGACCAGACACTATGCCCAGCCATGGGTTGGTAAGATTTGTTACTTAATAACTGTTTCGCGGTTAAGATATGCCTTGACCAAATTATCCATCGTGATGCCGGAATCAGTTACTGTGATATACGGCATATCAAAGGAACGTGACTTTGCTTCAAAGGACAGCTTTTCGGTAAAGTAAATCATTCGTTTACTGCCTTGAGTTGTGAGCAAATAAGCCTCGTCAAAATCCGCAGATAGGAGCTGGCGAAACTGGCCATTTACCGCAGGGTAGCGAGCGACAACCTCTTGGTTAGAGTTCATCAGGACGTGAAGATGAACTGTTACAGCAACTGCGCAAGGTAGTTCTTGCAGCGCTGATACGAGGGTTGACATCCAGTTAAGCAGCTGACCCCAATGCGGCTGAGCCATGCCGAGTTTATTGTCCAACTTCTTGCCGATACCACTTGGAGTTACGCCAGACTTCTTGCAGATTTCATCAATAGCTTTTCGGTTAGCGTTAGTTAGAGAATCAAGAACAAGTAGGCCAGAGTTTGCAGCCAAGTGTTCAAAGAACTCGTTCTTGCCGTCATCCTGAAATTGCTTCCAAAAATCTGAAAACAGAACATCATTGGATGAAAAGTTATCCATTGTAATGTCAGTTCTGTTTCCCATCATTTTCTCTATTGTCTTTTCACCTCCTTTGTCGAACATATAATAATGGATAGGACCGCCAGTATAGGTTGCTGTAAAATGGGTCTTGCCAGAACCAGAGTTGCCAGTCAGTAGAAACTTGAGATCGAACTTGCGCTGGCGAGACACAAGCGGAGTTTTGCCAAAACCAGATTTGGACTCAGCCTGAACCTCTGGTTTTGTTGGGCCTGGAATGCCTGGTTTACTTGCGGTTACATTTACCATTTGAAACCTCCTCCGAGTTGTTCATTTAAAGTGTTATGAGACAGGCCAGGTTGAAGCGATCAACTCCGGCTGCTTCTTTAGAGTCGTATTGAAATGCCCAGGCGCTGCCAAAAATATTTACCA